ATCAAAGGCCAGAAGTGGGGAAAGCGTCGTTGGCAGAACGAAGACGGTTCACTCACTGCCGAAGGTTATGAGCATTACGGTGTCGAACAGGGCGGAAATAAAAAACTCGATCGTCTTTATAAGCGTGAAGCAAAGCGCATGCAGAAACTTGCTGACCGCACTGATGTTGACAAGCAGGCTTCTAACGTTAAGAAATACACAAAACGTGCTTTAATCTCTGCCGGTGTTGGTGCTGCCGGAGCTGGAGTTGCTGTTGGAAGTAAAGAGCTGAATAGCCATTTAGCCAAAATTGCTTCGGCGGCAATGAAAGCCAAAATCGATGAATCCGATAAAGCTAGATATGCGGCAGAAGATTATACTCACAATCTGTGGAAAAATGACAAGCAGGCATATGACGCTGCAGGTAATTGGACAGGTAAAGGTTACACACAAGAAACTTGGGATAAGATTGATGCCAAAGTCAATGAGTATGATGCTTTGGATAAGAAACTGATGTCTGAACGCGGAAAGATCAAAGACAACTTCAATAAAGGCGCAAAAATCAGGCAGGCCGTTTCCACTGCTGGATGGGTTGTTGCCGCGGCTGGTGCCGGGATGGCGGCTTATAATGCTGTGCAGGCTGGATTGGCAAAACGCAGAACGAGCGAGCTTGGACACGATAAAGCTGTTAAGAAAGCTGAAGCCCAAGTTGCTCGTATGCAGAAAATATTTGCTAATACTCCATATGCTGACCTTGTTAAAGATGCTGGAAAGAGCATCAAGCATTCTGATGAGCTTATACATTTCGGAATCAAAGGTCAGAAGTGGGGTATAAGGCGTTTCGAGAATCTTGATGGAACATTAACTCCCGAAGGCAAAGTCAGATACGGCGCGACAAGAACCTTTGATCGAAAGGCTAAAAAGGGCGAATTTAATAGCGAAAAAGAGTTACGAGAAATTCATACTATGGAAGCCGAAGATAATTGGGAAAAGTCGCTTAATCTCGAGCCCAGATTTCCATATGGCAAAACAAAATATTCGAACATGCCGATAAAAGAGAGATTGAAAGTCGCTTGGTATGGCGACGACGAGGATGCGGCCACAGAAGCCGGAAACATTGCAGCAGACATTCGTAATGTAGTTAAAAAATCTGGGGTAATAGCAGGATCTGAACAAATTAGTAACACTAAAGAGTACCAGGATTGGGAAAGAGAATATATTAAAAAAGACAAAGAAGTTCGTGCAAAGTATGCTGACGAATTAAAAAAGGCTTCAGCAGAAATGGAACGATATAATATAGGTGGCAGTCATAAGAAATGGACCGAAGCATGGAACAAATATTTGGCAGTTGTCAGAAAAATTAATGATGAACTTGCACCAATGAATAAAACAAAAGATGAGATTTTTGATAAGTATAATGATATAACTTTTAACGCAATATGCAATCAGCTTGGCATTCCGCCAAAAGATCGTGACGAAGACGTTTCATATATAATTCGGAGAGGATACATGGCTTATCTATAATAAATGTTAATAAAGGAGCGTAACCAAAATGGCCGGTACAATTCTTACAGATGTAAAACAGATGCTCGGTCTGACTGAGGACTACACTCCTTTCGACCGGGAACTCACCATGCACATTAACTCTGTTCTCATGATCCTGAACCAGCTTGGCGTTGGAACTCCAAATTTCCGTATAACGCTCTCCGATCCAACAGCGAGCGGGACATTGACATCCCAGGAAACCTGGAATCAGTTCCTCGGCGCAAGTTATTCAGGAAACATGGAAGCAGTAAAGAGCTATGTATTTGCAAAAGTGAAACTTCTATTCGATCCTCCGGCGTCTGGGACTCTGATGGAGAGCTATAAGAAGCTCGCTGACGAGTTCGAATTCCGCCTGAATGTGGCCTCGGGGGTATAAACAAAATAGAAAGGAGGCCACAAAATGGAATCGACTCAGGAGCTTCAGCACTGGGGAATTAAAGGCCAGAAATGGGGAATCCGCCGCTATCAGAACCCAGACGGCACTCTTACTGAAGCTGGTAAGAAGAGATATTACTACCAGAATCCTGATGGTAGCCTTACCGAAGCAGGTAAAAAAGATTACATGACTGCCGCCAAAAAAGGCAAGCTCGACGTGAGTAAGCTTTCCGACAACGACTTGAACATGATCAATTCGAGATTCGCTCGTGAAAAGACGTTTAAGCAAAATGTGTCCGATTATGAGAAATCCACGTTCAAGTATAAGCTTAAGGAAGCAGCTCTTGAACGAATCAAAGGATCTGGCGGAGGCAAGGGTAAAGGTAAAGGCGGCGGTGGAGGCTCCACTATCGGCAAACTGCTCGCTGCACCAATTGCAAAAGCATTTGCTGACGCCTTTAAGCCATATAACGGTAGCAAAGGTAATGGCAAAGATGACGATGAAGAAGAGAATCGTCTGGCCGATTGGAAGAAATATAGAGAGTATAAGAACAACGGCCATGTCTGGACCGCCGGTTTCAAGTGGTCGAAGGCCGATAAACAAAATCGCGAAAGATGGGGAAAAGAAGGAAAGCGGTTCTGTGACGATGCTTCGAAGAACTGGACGATGACGCCCGATTTGTATGGGAAGCAGCGCACTTCTGGATCTCGTACTTCCGAACAATACTTGTTTAGTGACTATCGATCTACACATAAGAAAACGAAACCTAAGCCCGAGCCGAGCGTGGCATCCAAGAAATGGCAAAAATGGGATCAGACAGCTGAGCGTGCTGGCAAGTCTGGACTCATCATCAGTCATTCTGCTTCAGCACGGTATGTTATTACCCGCGGCGTGACTTAAAACGGAGGTGACAGCCGATGGCACTGTCAAACACGGCTGTCCCGAAATACTACGGAGCATTTCGACAGGCCGTAATGCGCGGAGAAATTCCGGTTGGACGCTATGTCGAGATGGAGATGCACCGAATCGACGATCTGATTGCAAATCCGGGCATCTACTATGATGAAGACGCAATTAACGGCTTCATAGAATACTGTGAATCCGAGATGACGTTGACTGACGGCTCGGATTTTTTCATGCTCGACAGCTTTAAGCTTTGGGCCGAACAGGTATTTGGATGGTACTACTTTGTCGAGCGCTCCGTTTGGGTTCCGAACAAGGACCATAAAGGCGGACACTACCAGAAGAAGTATCTGAAGCGGCGTCTCATTAACAAGCAGTTCCTGATCGTTGGACGAGGTGCAGCAAAGTCCATGTATGCGAGTTGCATGCACAGCTTCTTCCTGAATGTCGATACAAGCACAACGCATCAGATTGTAACCGCTCCAACAATGGCACAGGCTGATGAGACATTGGCACCGATTCGAACGGCCATCACGCGTTCGCGTGGACCGCTGTTCCAGTTCCTTACCGATGGGAGTCTTCAGAACACGACCGGAAGCAAGGCAAATCGCTGTAAGCTTGCATCAACCAAAAAGGGTATTGAAAACTTCATTACCAACTCCATCATTGCGGTTCATCCAATGAGCGTTGATAAGCTTCAGGGTTGGAGAACCAAAATGGCGTCGGTTGACGAGTGGCTTTCCGGAGATACCCGTGAAGATCCTATTGGCGCTATCGAGCAGTCGGCAACGAAGGGCATGATCGATGACTATCTGATCATCGCCACGAGCTCGGAAGGCACAGTTCGAAACGGTGCTGGCGATACAATCAAAATGGAGCTGGAATCCATACTCAAGGGCGACTACATCAACCCGCATGTGAGCATCTGGTGGTATGCGCTAGACAACCTGGACGAAGTTGGCAAACCTGAGTATTGGCTTAAGGCCAATCCGAATATCGGAAAGACGGTTAGCTATGAGGCTTACCAGCTGGATGTCGAGAGAGCCGAGAAGGTGCCGGCCGCAAAGAATGATATTCTTGCCAAAAGATTCGGATTGCCGATGGAAGGTTACACATATTTCTTCACATACGAAGAAACGTTACCTCATAAGCATCGTGAGTATTGGCAAATGCCGTGCGCTATGGGTGCGGACCTCTCTCAGGGCGATGACTTCTGTTCATTTACCTTCCTCTTCCCTATCAATACTGGCGAATTCGGAATAAAGACCATCAACTATATTTCCGAGTATACACTTTCCAAATTGTCAGCTGCAATGCGTGAAAAGTACCAGGACTTCATGGACGAAGGCTCGCTCATGGTCATGAATGGTACTGTTCTGAACATGATGGAGGTATACGAGGATCTCGACCACCACATCATGGAACGTGGATATGATGTCAGAGCATTTGGCTACGACCCGTACAACGCCAAAGAGTTTGTCGAACGTTGGGGCACGGAGAATGGACAGTACGGCATTGAGAAGGTCATTCAGGGCGCTAAGACAGAGTCGGTTCCGCTTGGTGAGTTAAAGAAGCTGGCGGAACAGCGGAAGCTTTTGTTTGATGAGCAGCTGATGACTTATGCAATGGGTAACAGTGTTGTGAATTTCGATAACAATGACAATCGCAAGCTTAGTAAGAAGCGTCATGACCAGAAGATCGACGCTGTCGCCGCATTACTGGACGCCTTTGTCGCATATAAGAGAAACCTGGAGGCGTTTGAATGATGGCTGATTATATTATTACGAGGACGTCTTCAGATGAACTCATGCATTTTGGAATCAAAGGTCAGAAATGGGGAGTAAGACGATACCAAAATGAAGATGGTACGCTTACCGAAGAAGGAAAGAAAAGATATCTCGGAAGTATTGGAAAGCAGATAAAACGCTACAATGTCGTTGTGGAAAATGCCAATTATCGGCTTCCGGAGATAAATAAAAAGTGGAATAAAATCACAGGTGGACGAAAACTAACAGACAAAGAGCAGATTGAGTATAACAAAGATGTAGCTGAAATGATCATGAACGAGTATGAGAAAGTACTCGTTTCTGAACTTGGTCCAAAAAAGATGAAGCAGGTTACCGGAAGGGACTGGATCAAAAATGCATTCGGAGTCGATAGTGCTTGGATGGATGTGAAAGTGGCTGAGGGAAAAGTAAAGAAAAAAGAATCATTTGATAAATCCAAACAGGCTATTGCAAAAGAAGGCGTGTATTCCTGGTGGTTCAAAAATCACGACAACCAGGAAGGCGATTCGTTCATGAATTATGTGTGGGGCACGCAGAATAAATTCCTGAATGACTGGCAGCGGGAAAGCTATCGAATCAGACGCAACGAAGGATCTTCAACTGGCGCTTGGGATGATGCTCAGCTGAAATATGCTCGACAGCTAGCAAAGAATCTTGGGTTTCCTCAAACAAAAGAAAACGTTGAATTCATGATGGATTTCTTTATTACAGGGGACGATTAACTGGAGGATGATTTTATGGATTATGTAATCACAATGGACGACGGCACTCAAGCGATCGTTCACTATGGTACTAAAGGTCAGAAATGGGGTATTCGCAAGTATCAAAATGAGGATGGTAGCCTGACCCCTGAAGGTCGAGAGCATTACGGTTATAACCAGGGTTGGGAAGCTCGGCAGCAGTATAAGCGCGGAGCTATCGACAAACAGCAGCTGCGTGAAGCCAAGAGAGCTAAGGGCACGCTCGGCAAGATCGATAATGTCATGAATCTTGGTTTTGGCCGTCGGATGCGTGAGTTTGAGAACCGTCATAAGAAAGGCATTATGGCCGCAACGACCGCTCTTGGTGTTGCTGGAACAATTGCCGTTGGTGTCCTTACTGGTGGTGCTGCTCCGGCCATTGTTAACGCTGGAGCACAGGCCGTAGGTTCTATTCTCGGCACTGGCCTGCGTCTGAAGTATGTAAACCCGGCTATCTTGAAGTATGGTTATAACCAGACCAATAAGCAGACAGCTCGGCAGTTGAACAGTAAAGCCAAGGATTACGTCAACGGCTGATTAGGGAGACATTTGAATGATGGAGTATACAATTAGACGAGCATCTTCGGAAGAGCTTTATCATTTTGGCATTAAAGGTCAGAAATGGGGTATCCGCCGGTTTGAGAATGAAGATGGGACTCTGACAGAAGCTGGTAAGAAACGATATGCCAGAGCTGAAAAGACTGCTGCAAAAGAGAAGATCACAGGAGAGCAGATGAAGAAAAATGCTTTTAGACGTGGCGCTGTTGGTGCCGCTGTCGGGTCTGCTGTCGGCGGTATAAAGGCTGTAAATGATTCTGTCAATTTTATGAATAAAAATTTTGATAAAAAATTTATAGAGGTTCCTAGAGATTTGTATGATGCCCATTCGTTAGGCAAGTTTGGATATCCGGGGATGGAAACACACAGAACATCTGGAGGTTTTTTCTATCCAGGTTCAAAAGCAGAATCTAGCGGATACGATATAACATCATTTAAACTTCCACAGATAGACATGTCATCCCCATCAAGCATCTCGAATGTTGCAAAATTTACTTCAACAATAATGAATGGACCAGGGAAAATTATTGCTGGCGGCGTTATTGGCGCTGGAGTTGGTACACTTGGTTCATTAACGGTCGATGCTCTGCATAATGCTCGAATTGACAAAGCACGTAAGTTTGTTGATAAGTATTCCGCTGCATATAAGAAGACAATGGAAAAAGAGAATGATTCAGTTGCTAAGTAAATTAATAAAGAAGGCAGGGACTTTATTGACTCTGTCTTAAGTAAAAGGGGTTAAATAACGATCTTTGAAGGCAGGTATCAACTATGCCAGATAAATCCACATTCGGTTCCAGGCTGAAACACGCCTGGAACGCTTTTCTTAACAGAGATCCGCCCCACGAGTTTGATTACGCGAATATAGGGCCGTCGTATTCTACTCGTCCGGATAGACAAACGCTCCGGATGAGCAGCGAAAGGACGATCCTTACCGCAATCATCAACCGGATCTCTGTTGATGTTTCGCGAACTACAATCCAGCATGTCTTATTAGACAAAAACGGACGTTTCGACCATGTGATCAAATCCGGACTGAATAACTGCTTAACGCTCGAAGCGAACATCGACCAGACGGCTCAACAGTTCAAACATGACATAACATTCAGCATGCTTGATGAGGGATATGTGGCCGTTGTTCCAATCGACACTAAGTTCGATATTCGGAAATCTGAAACGATCGACATCGAGACGCTCCGTGTTGCGAAGATTGTAGAATGGTATCCTCAGCACGTGCGTGTGGAAGCGTACAACGACCGAACCGGGTTGAAGGAACTTCTCCTCTACCCCAAGTCGAAGTGCGCCATCATTGAAAATCCGTTCTACGCCGTGATGAACGAACCAAATAGTACGCTCAAGAGACTCGTCAGGAAGATGGCACTTTTGGACAGTGTTGATGAGCGGACTTGCAGTGGCAAACTCGATTTGCTGGTTCAGCTGCCTTATGCAATTAAGGGTGAACTGCGAGTACAGCAGGCGGAACTTAGACGCAAGGCAATCACTGATCAGCTGACGGACGGCTTCGGCATTGGCTACATTGACAGCACCGAGCATGTCACACAGCTGAATCGGCCGGTTGAGAACTCTCTGCCGGAGCAGATTGAGAAGCTGCAAGCTCAGCTATACAACCAACTGGGACTGACTCAAGCGATCATTGATGGCAGTGCCAATGATGCTGAACAGACGAATTATTTCAATCAGACGATTGAACCGATCGTCGCGGCTATCTGCGGTGAAATGAATCGGAAGTTCCTTACGAAAACCGCTCGTTCGCAAGGACATACGATTTATTACTTCAAAGATCCGTTCAAGTTCATTCCGGTTACCAGCCTTGCCAATATTGCTGACGTGATGACGCGCAATGCGATCATGAGCAGTAATGAATTCCGTCAGATCCTTGGCATGAAGGCGGCGGATAATCCTGATGCCGATGCACTCAGGAATAAGAACATGCCGACTAGCATGGA